CAGGACCACCGAGGCATTCGGGCCGCTCATGCGCGCCACACCGGTCGCGTCGGACGGAATCGTGGCGGCGAGAGTGCCACCGCCGGCAGCCGCCGAACGCACCGACAGGACCGACGAGCCGGGACCGGCGGTGCCGATGAGGGCCATCGCATCGAGGATGCGAACCTTGTACGGCAGCGTGTTGACCGCGTAGATGGTCACGTCGTCGAGCGTACCCGACGCGCCACCCGAGGTCATCGCCTTGCGGAAGGTGACCAGCGGAGCGTCGACCGCCGTCGCGGCGACCGGGTTCAGAGCCACGGCGCCGACCGAAGCCGGGGCGACGACCGACGAGAGGTCAGCGGCCAGCTCGTCCGCCGAAAACTCAACCGACGACGTAAGAACGCCGTCAGCGACAGCGGCCTGAAGGCCGGCCATCGAGGAGATCTCGGCAGGCGAGCGAGTGACGACGACGGCTTCACCAGCCGGGACGGTCGCGTAGATGTCGTTGAGCCAGTAGTCGGAAGCCGAGACGTTCGTGATCGTAAGGGAAGCCATGTGAGTCTCCTTCGGGTGAGAGTACGCAGAACGGGGGGAAAAGGCCAACGGGACCGCATGGTCCCGTCAGCCGTCAAGTTCAGGAGTTGAGCGACTTCTGCTGGAAGCGGAGGCGGACGAACTCGGCGGGCTTGTTCGGGGCAACACCGATGTCGATGATGACCTGACCAGCCTCGATGGTCGCCGACGTGTTGTTCGACTCGTCGCAGACCACGAAGTACGCCTGCGAGGGGTTGAGACCCGCAAAGTACCCGTTGGAGAACAGGTTCCCGAGGAACGAGTCGAGCTGCGCCTTGATGCGCGCCCACAAGCCGGGGCCGTTGTTCTCGAACACGATCCACCACGTCGCGTTGAAGATCGACTTCTCCAAGAACATGAACAGCCGGCGAGCGTTGATGTAGCGCCAGTCGGGCACGTTCGAGATCGTCCGCACACCCCAGACCGCCAGACCCGTCTGCGTCGAGGCGATGAGCGGATTGATCTTGTTCGGGTACACGACGTCGCGGTCGGCCTGCGTCGGGTTGGTCTCCAAACCAACGAGGTACGCGAGGGCGCCGTCAACCGTACCGCCGGGGGACTTGCCGACGTTCCGGTTCGCGTCCGTGCGCGCGTACACGCCCGCGATGTGGCCGAGCGGCGGCACAAGCACCGGGCGGTTGTTCTGGAGCGGGTCGATGACGCGCACCCACGGCCAGTAGAGCGCCGCGTAGTCCGAGCTGCGGTTGAGGTCGAACCGGTACCAGTCGACCGCCCGCTGCGCCGTGTAGCCCTGCGGAGTCGTGAGGATGATGAACCGGTCGCCGCCCGAAGGCAGCGAGGTCCGCATCGCCGCGTAGTCCAGCAGATCGCTCGTGACGATCAAGTTTCCGGCAAAGTCCGGCACCGCGATCTGGAGGATCTCCTCGACCTTGTTGAAGGCATAGAGACCCTCATTGTCAGCCGCGAGCGCAGTCATGTCGGTGAACTGCGAACGGCCCCAGTGCGTCGAGTCGAACGTGCCTTCCGTACCGACCTGATAGTCCTTGTCTGCATCGCCGAACGTCTCGACGTGGACGGCTTCCGCCGGCTTCGAGCCGTAGGACACCACGACGAGGGTTCCGCCCTTGATGAGATCCTTCGTCGTGAAGTTGATCGCACCAGTGGTGTAGTTGACCGTGTTGACGGCCGAGGCGACGACCGAGCCAGACAGACCGCCAAAGCCGTCGTCCGTGATCGTCTGCGTCGCGCCCGATGTGTTGGTGTACGTGACCTTCACCGTGCGAGGCTGGATCGGCTTGTCGAGCAACGTGGCCGAGAACGCCTTGTTGCCGGCCAGTCCCGTACCACCGCCGAGCACCATCGAACGAAGCACGCTGTTCAGTTGGAGGGGTGCAACATTCCCAGCGGGCTCCGAAACCGTGATGTATTCCGACAGCTCGTTGACGACGTCCGCGAAGTAGACGGGCGAGTCAGGGTTGTCGAAGACCATCTCCTCGTACTGCTCAACCACGACGAAGCTCGACGTGGACGTCTCGCGCAGGAGCACGAGCATGTCGAACCGCGAGAACGACGACGTTGCTGCGTCGAAGAAGTCTGGCGAGCCCGCGATCTGCACCTGAAGGTTGTTGCCCCACGCGCCGACGGAGATGGGGTCCAAGTTCCACGCGTTCTGCTTGTAGGACGCGAGGTACGGAACGAACTCATCCGCGAAGTCGAAGGGGTCGATCTCGAAGTCACCCGTCGAGTAGTCGACGGCGCCGGGGCTGGCGACGTTGCCGGTCCAGAGACCGGCCTCCGACTCCGTCGTGGGAGCGACAGAGAAGATCGCTGCGGACACCGACTCCGCGAGGACGATCTTCACCGGCGCCGCAGAGTTGGGAACGAGACGGATCTGATCTCCGTTCGCGGCGCCGTCGACCTCAACCGCCTTGACGAGGAGACCCTCAGCGCTGTTGATGGCTGCGATGGTGGCCGCGCGAACGGTCTCCACGGTGTCAGCCGCAGTGAACGGGATCGGGATACCCGTCGAGGCGCCGTTCTGATCGTACTCAAAGACGACCGCAGGCCCGTCGCCAGTCGTGATCTCGAACGAGTCGCCGTCAACCAGATCGGAACCGAGGGCGACCCGAATCGAACCGCAGCCGTCTTGAATGACCAACGTATCCGAGAGAGGCGTGAAGTCGACAGTGACGTTGGCGCCCGTGTCAGCCGCGACCGGAACGTAGGTGCCGTACAGCCGGATCGAAAACCGGCCCGACTTGTGATCGAACGTAGCGACCAGCCCGTCGACGGCGTCACCGACAGAGGTCTGCACGATGGACGACGTTCCCGCTGGAATCGGGATGGCAACCGCACCTACCACGTCCAACGTGAGGTTGACGGTGACGGTCCCGCGCGCCACGAGGTCGAACTCCGTCGAGATCTCGGCGAGGCCCGCCGGATCGATGCGACCCTCGTAGGAAGCGACACTCTCCTCCAGCGTAAGGTCGGCGCTGTCATCTCGCGTGCGCGCGACGCTGCCGGTGACCGGGCCACCAGCGGACGACGAGGACCGCAGTTTTACGGTGATGGAGCCCGGAACCAAGGGTCCGGCGCCGCCTGCGGTCTCGAAGGTGCCGACGATGGGGTCCGTGGTGCCGTCACCGACACCGACCTCGACGTTCGTGAGGGCCGACTGAATCTTGGCATTCGCCGCGACCGCATCCGACGGGGGAACGCGGACCACATAGGCCCGACGACCGCCGTTGGCGAAGAACGCCGCGAGGGAGAGCGGCATGAAGCTCTCCTTCACCAGCCCACCGAACGTGCGCGTGAACTGCTCGTAGGACTGAACGAGGACCGCTTCGTTGGCTGGACCGCGCGAAGCGTAGCCGATGATGCCGAGGTTCGACGTGGTGACGCCGGGAACGATCTGGGCGGCAGTCGGAACTTCTTCGACGAATACGCCGGGGGAGAGATAGTCAGCCATGTAGGACTCCTGAGTCTGGAATGGTCAGTGGGTCAGATCTTGGAGGTGGTCGCCGGGGCGGCAGGGTCCGTGGTCGTCTTCGGCGGCTCCGTCTTCGGAGCGTCAGCCTTCGGAACGTCCTTCAGGTCCACCTTGGACTTCGGAGCCGCCGGCTTGGCCGACGGTGCGGCCTTCTTCGGTGCCGGAGCCGGAGCAGCGCCCTTCGCCGGGCGGGGCTTGGAAGCCGTCGCAGGCTTCAGCGTGGAAGTGCTCGCACGGAAGATCAGGAGCCCCTGCTTGACCAGCGACTGAAGCGAAGCCGAGGTGCCGACCGCATCGTCGACCTCCGTCCACGCCTTCGAGGGGAACATCAGAACCGCACCATCGACGGTTGCGTTGAGAGGGCCACGGGTGGTGTTGAAAAACTTTGCCATCACTTCCTCGTCAAAGTCGTAGTGGCCGGCTGCGTCGCTGTCCGCGAAACGGTCGGGTTGGAGAGATCGTATTCTGCTTCGACTCGCACGGTCACCGCAAACTGAATGACCCGCTCGGAGATACCGAGGTTGTCATCGAGGTTGACGATGCCTTCGTTGAACGCTTCGTAGGACCGGTACTCGCCGGTGGAGTCAGGAACCCACACCTGTCCGTAGGTCGGCCAGATGCGAAGGACGTGATCGAGCATCAGGTTCGCCGCGCGACGACCAGAGCCACCGCGAAGCGAGTTGTAGATGTTGATCGTGTAGGTCAAGTCGTACGGCGTGGCCTGATCGCGCATCTCCATCCGATCAGGACGGACCTGCACGCCTGTCGCCGTCAAACCGGGAACGTAGAGCGCAGTCTTCGCCGGAGCCCGGTACTGCTGCAAACCGGGGTGCAAACGGTTCTGCGCGAGAGCGATGTCGTCGCGTGAAATGACGAACGCCGGGTACCGGAAGTTCGCGTAGAGGTCTTCCGGGAAGTTGAAGTGGACCGGGATGCCGGGGTCTCCCGACGGCGGCTCCACTCCTTCAATCGTGATGTAGTAGCGGTCGCCGATAACCCGCGCGCCCAGTGTCTCGACAACGCCTTGGTCAAAAGACCGTAGTTCGACGCTGCCGTTCGGTCGCGCCCCCATCGCCTGTTCTTGAAGAACGGTGGGGTCGGTTGTCACGAGCTACTACCCCTCCTCTTCCTCGGTGCCTTCGATCATCGACTCTGCGATGCCGAGCACCATCTCACCGAAGCCCATCATCTTCGCGCGGCCAACCCACTCAGCCGTGCCGGCGAGGTCTTCCTCGTCGGGGATGTACGGGAGCGTCCCGTCTTCGCCGAGCTGGTCAGCGATGTCGAACACCATGTCGACCGCGTCGTCCCCGTCGATCTCGAACTCGTCTTCGAGCGAGCCGGCGATGGACAGCATGTAGTCGATCAGCACGTCGTTGACGTCGGAGACGTTGTCAGCGCCGCCTTCACCGGCCTTGCCATGTTCGTGGTCGGTCTCGACGCTGGAGTCCGGTCCCCACGCCTCCTCATCTTGCTCCGCAAGGCGCTTTCGGATGCTCTGGAGCTTCTCAACGATGTCTGCACGCATGGAACGTCCTCCGTACCGGATGTCTCTTGTAGCCTACTCAACGAATCTTGTCTTGGAACTGGCCGAACGACTCGATGACGGTAGCGGGAACGAACTCCTCCGACAAGGTTCGCCACTTCATCCAGCCGGTGTATTCCGGATCGAACAACGCCTTCCCGGTGCTGTCGTCGAGGAAAAGCTGCGCGACCCGCTGTTGAACCGAGACTAGGGCGGGACGCCAATGGGCGACGGCCCTGCTGCCACCGAGACCGTACTCCAACCGCAGGGCGGTGTAGGTCAGGTCCGGGACCGCCTCTGCGCCCACGACCGGCTCGATGCGAACGCCGGCCTTGTTGAGCGCCCCGGTCCACTCGCGACGCTTCTTCTGGATCTCCTGCCGAACCAGCTCTACCTCACGTTCAGAAACACGACGCTTCCGCATCTCGACGTTCTTCTCGGGAGGCTTGAACGGAAGGGTGTCGGCGGTCCACGGTTGGTACTGGAGAAGGATCTTGACCTCGGGAGGAAGCCTTCGTCCGGTGTTGCGCTCACGGAAGTAGAGGATGTCCCTCGACGAGTCCGTTTTCTCGGAGCGAGCCTCCTCGACGGTGACGGCAAAGACCGGCTCTGTCGTCGGGAACTGCACGAGCTTGAGCGCGGACTTGTAGGTGTTGTAGGCGGGGCCAGACGGGATGGCTGAACGCACGTCGTCGAGCATCGTCTGTGCGGCCGTATGGGCGATGAACCGCTTCAGCAGATTCTGGCGCTCGACCAGATTCTTCCGCATCATCTTGAGGACGGCGAGCGTGTTCTTGTCGGGCTTCGCCGTGGCGGTGATGCCTACCTTCGGCATCAGTCATCCCCGAGAAGGCCGCGTTCCCTATCGATCTTGGCAAACTCGGCTTCGGTTTCAGCGATGCGCTCCCAAACCGTAGGCTTTCTTCGAGGGAGAAGGTCTGCGAGCGATCTGGTCTGACCGTTCCCGATGTTGACCAGCGGGGACGTTCCCGGCGGACGAGTGAAGTCCACCGGAGTCATCGTGGGAAGCGACTGCTTGTGGCGCTCGCACACGCCGAACCGGCGCACTGAACCGGGCTTGGCGATGACCGCTGCCGGAGTGTCACCGCAGATGAAGCACCACTGATCGAAGGCCGACATCGGGCCTTCGTACTCGTGGAAGTCGTCCCCAATGAGGGGCGATCCGCACGGCGTCTTGGCCGTGCATCGATCCCCCGGAAGTCCGCCGTCACGACCTTCCCAGTATTTCTGGCAGGTCGCGCATACCGTCGAAAGGCCGCTCTGGACAGCCAGAGCGATCTTCACATGGTTAAGGGGCATCCGTACCTCAGACGCCCATCTTGGCGACCTTGAGCGCCTTGGCGGCGCGGGAAGCGGTGTAGTTCTTCATCGCCTTGATGAGAGCCGCCTTGTTCGTGGCGAGCTTCTTCAGCATGGCGATGAAGATCTCCTGATGACCCTCGTCGCCGGGGTCCATGCCCACAGCGTCCATCGCAAGAACGAGCTGCGGAACGAGAACCTTCGGGTCGCCCGAAGCACCCTCGTCCATCTCCTCGATCAAAGAACGCATACGGTCGGTGATGTTCACGGTCGTCTCCTTCAGATGGACGTCACGAGCTTGCGCTCGGGAGTCTGTTGCGTCGTGCGCCGCAGCGCGCACTGGAACCCGATGAAGTGCGTGGTATCGAACACCACGCCGTCTTCCTTGGCGTCTATCACGGAAAAGTACAGGCCCGCATCCGGGATGGCGAACCCATCGACCGCAAACTGTTCGTTCCAGTAGGGGGCGTTCCAAACGCGGACGATGTCAGACTCGCCCGGCGGAGCGAGCATCCCGACGCGCTCAACTTCGGTCCTCGACAGGAACAGCGACGCATCGAACGACGACGAGTATCCCTCCATGCCGGCCGATGGGGACTTGTCGGGGTAGGTGAAGAAGCCTTTGAGGCGGTACGGCCCCTCAAACGCACGCTTGACCGGCTCGTTGTAGAGCGGGTCGACGATGGACTTCTTCTGGTTCTGCGTCCAGTAGAGAACCTCGGTGCCGACGACGTTGATGTGCTCCTGCGAGACCGAGTCGAACAACGCCTTCTCGGCGTCTCCCAAACCAAACGCTTCCCCCTCCTTCATCAGGGGCATGGGCGCGCACGGGGAGCAGGCGCCGGTCGGAAACGCCATGAGGTACGTCGACAGAGGCTTGCACTTCATACTCATAGGGCACCTCGGACCATACGGACCCGTCAGCCGGTGATGAACCCGATGGGCATGGCGCTGTCGCCAATCTCCTCGTTCAGCACTTCCATCTCGGCGTCGGCCTCGCTCAAGAGCGTAGCTCCGTCGAGACCGGTCGAACCTTGCGCCGTCGGGTACTGGTCGTACTTCGAGCGAACGCGGCCGAGATCGCGCTTCGCGCACGCGACCGCGTACCGACGAACGAGGTCGAAGTCGCGCTGGTTGAGTTCAGTCAGGTTGAACGTGTTCGACGAGTAGTAGACGATGGCGCGCGGCGTCGTCGGGGAGAGCCTGCGGGGCAGGATGAACAGCGTGCGGTTTTCCTGCCGCCACTCGGGGTCGGCGCCGATGATACGCCGGGCCATCTCCGTGTACTGGAGCACCTGCTGGTACGACGAGAGGTAGCCGCCAGTCTCGCCTGTGTTTCCAGCGCCGTAGTTTCCCCCGTATCCGAACGGGACCATCATGTTCTCATTCGGCCAAGCCCATGCCCACGGCGAGGCGTAGGGGCTCATGTCGTAGTTCGAGAACGGGAAGATCACCTCAGTCACGACGTCGACGTCTTCGGGGAGCTGGTACTCGGTGACGTCTGGTTGAAGCTGGAGGAAGTATTGGCGGATGTAGCCCTTCTTGGCGGCGAACCACCGAAGGGCCATCGCGATCACGTCCTTCAGATGCTCCTCGGTCAGTTCGACCTTGAGAAGCGGCGCACCCAGCCGTCGGAGGATCCACCGGGAGAGTTCGTCCTCGTCAATCTTGTTCGACGGGGAAACCCCACAGCTCATGGACCCTCCAAAGCCGCCTACGGTTCAGGCGGCAGTTCCGGCGATGCGACGACCTTCTTCGGACGTCCGCCCTTCCGCTTCACGGGGGCAGCGTCCGTTGAAGGCGCATCGGTTTCCAGCGTAGCAGGCTCCTCTGGGAGAGGCACCGTGTCACGCGATGCCGTGGCGAGCGCGTCCCTGAACGCGATTGCAGCGGCTGGAGCAGGTACCGACACGACTACCGGCTTCGGGTCCGGTACGCCGATCTCACGAAGCAGATGCGGCGCGTACTGCGCGTACTGGTCCCCTTCGAGGATGTCGATGTCATAGACGCGACCGTGGCCGGGAACGATCACGATCTGAACGTCGGGGTTCTTGCGAAAACGACGTGGCATAGGGTCAGCCCTCAAACAACGGGTACAGCGCGTCCGCAAGGTACACACCGGCGAGGTGGTCGGACGGGAAGTGGAGCCCGGCACGGATGCGGTTCTGCCCGACTTCTTCAGCCAGCGCCTCCAAGCGCGGGCGAATGGTCGGGTAGCGGTCTCCGTAGAGACGCGCGAGGAACCGGGAAGCGAAGCTGTGCCCGGACGGGTAGGCCGGCGTCTGCGCGACCTCCGAGTCCAGCACGACGAGCGGAGTGCCGTAGTGGTCGGCAACCTGTTCTGGGCGCGGACGGTCGAACTGGAGCTTGTAGAACTGGCAGATCGTAGCCAGCTCGCTCGTGAGCGCGTCGAGATCGGCGCGCTCTGCGTTGGAAAACTTCAGTCCCTCCTGCGCGCACGCGTCCGCGAGAAAGTCCGAGAAGAAGTCCTCGAAGTCCTCGTCCTGTTGAAAGATGCGCTGCTCCAGTTTCGGGGTGATGCCCTCCCCGGCCATCCGAACCAACGCAAGTTCCATCCGCGTTTCGAGGCTGCTGTTGCTCGGCGGAGGCTTCAGGTCGAGGAGCTTCCAGTCGGCGCGAAAGCGGCGCACAGGCCGATCCGTGTACGCCCGCTCGGAGCCTCGGATGGGTCCGTAGCGAAGGTCGTCGAGCGAAGGCTTCTCGGCAGCGATTCTGGGTTTGCGAGGCATCAGACCTCCTCCCCCATGCTCTCGGCAAGGATCTCCAGTGCGGAGCGCAGGTCAGCGACCATCGCCTCCAAGGTCTCCACTCGGGCCAACGCTTCGCGGAGGACCATACGGGGCGACGGCGAGCGCTGGGCAGGCGCGGGGACCGCCTCCTCGACATCGTCGTCCGTAGGTTCGTCTTCCTCGGACGCGTCTTCCGGCGCGTCTTCCGCCTCGTCATCGTCCGGGTCATCCGCATCGCCGTCGAAGCCGGTGCGGAAGCCCTCGGTCAGCGCGGCGATGTCGGCATCGGCATCGGTGTCGGTGTCGGCTGGTGGGGGCTCCGGTTCCGGTTCAACGGGCGGGAGGATCGCGATCTTTGTGCGGCTCGGCAGAGGCTTGTTGTCCACAGCGCCAAGCTGCGAAAGCTCGGCGAGGACGTCAGTGATGCGGCTCATTAGTCTGGTCTCCTGACAGGACTAGACCACGACAGCCGACAAAGAGAAACGGCAGGAAAACAAAGACCCCACGGGGTTACCGTGGGGTCGATGTTGCGGAAGCCGCGAGCCTCGTTCAGAGGTTCGTCACACGCATCTGGCCGTAGTATTCCGGGCGAAGCAACTTCTTCGCGTAGCGGGTACGCATCGCCTTACGGAGCGAGAAGTCGTTCGGGTCGAGGAAGGTCTGCGTGACCTGAAGCGGAATGTACGGCGCCCAGACGTAGCCAGCGTCGAGGAAGCTGCCGCCCTTGAGGCCGATCAGCATCTGGTCGCGCTGGAAGAAGGGATCCTCGTACACCATCCACTTGTTCTGGAGGGTGCCGACCTTGTAGATGCCGAACTGACCCTGCGCCGTCAGAGGACGGGGCATGTCGGCCGGACCATACGGGCTCTCGGCGCCCGAGACGTAGGCGGCGCGGAAGTCGCCGTGCGTCGTGAGCTGGGCGAGCAGCGCCGACACGTCGGGCGACGTGACGATGAAGTTCGCGGGCGCGCGGAGGGTCTTCTTGTGGATCTGGTTCGACACGGTCGAGATGACCGTGAGCATCGAACGCAGGTGGTCGAGTTCCGAGATGCCAGCCGGCGGCACGCGGTCGAACGAACCGGTGGTGCTGGTCGAGTTCTGGAACAGGTCGTCGATGATCTCGCGGTCGATCTCCAGCGCCATCTCCTGCGCGACGGCCGAGACGATCTCCGTCTCAGCGTCGATGCCGTGGAACGCGCGGAGGTCTTCAGCAGCCTCGCTCGACCACAGAGCCTTCAGGCGGCGGGGCTGGGCCTCGACCGGAGCCTTCTTCACGTCGAGCTTCATCGACGGGATCTTGGTGTTCAGTTCGCCGTCGTAGCTGTAGAACGCCTTGATCGGGTTGCCGTTCGCGGGAGCAACCGCAAACTTGAAGCCCGTGACCGCGCCGTTGGCGTAGTTGATCGTTCCGGCCGAAGCATCGCCCGAGAAGCCGCCACCACCGTTGTCCGTGGCCGTCTGCACGACAGCGCCGGTCGTCGCGTTCAGCTCCTTGACCTGCACCGAGTAGCCGGCCGAGGCGTTCAGCGGACGAACCGGGTTGAACGACAGGGTGACCGACAGAGCCGCGCCAGCGCCGCCGAAGGCTGCGCCGTCGCCGGTGGCGAGGATCTCACCCTCGATCTTCTCCGAGGTGTAGTTGCGGTCGAAGTCACGCGGGAACACGGCGCCGCGCTGCGTCGGAGCCTTGTTCGTGTCGTAGATGTAGTCGAGGAAGAAGACCGCACCGACGCTCGCCGTCATCGGCTGCACCGACACGAGGTCGTGAGCGATGAGGTTCGGGAACACGCGACGCAGAACCGGGAAGATGAACTTCGTGAACGAACCGACGTTCACGAGGCGCGTTTCCTCTTCGAGGCTCTGGAGGTGCTGCGACTCGTTCTCCATCAGCACGGCAGTCGTGCCGAGGACGTAGCGGTCACGCTCCGTTCGGTCGGGCAGCCCTTCCAGCAAGTCCTTCCACTTGCGGACGAGAGCGCCGACGTAGGTCTTGTCGGCAATCGTCCGACGCGAGTCTTCAAGAACCAAGTTGCGTGCTTCCATCTGTCTCTCCTCGTTCGTTGAGCGGCGAGCTGGCCGCTCTACATTGTTGAATCGTATCTGAAACTCAGCGGATGATACCACTCAACCGCTTGAGCGCGTCCACCGACATTCCGAGCCCGAGATAGTTTTCACCGTCCGTCCGGCGAGCCCTCGGGGAAGCGCTCTCCGTGAGTTCCTCGGGAACGTGCTCGACTCCACCCCTCATGTTCGAGCGGATGCGAGCACGCACTTCCTGAAGGTCGTCCGAATCACGAACCGGCTCGCGGGCGCTCTCGATGAGCGTGTCGACGGCGGTACGGCTGGCGGGACGCGCCGACTCGACGAGCGAGCGGAGCTTTCCGGCCTTCGGATGGTTGGAGAGACGCTCCTCCGCGTACAGGCGGGTCGTCAGCTCCTTGTTTTCCTGCTGGGCCGCGAGAAGGGCTTCCTCCATCTCCTCGCGCTTGGCCTTCTCGGCCTCCATCATCTTTTCGAGCTTGCGGAGCTTCGCGTCGACGGCGTCCCGGACCTTCTGCTCGGCCTGCCGCGCTTCCGCGACTTCCTGCGCCTTGGAGTCGGCGAGAGCCTTCTTCTCGGCAGCCTTGGCGGCGAGTTCGGACTTCACCTCGGCAACGCGGGCCTTGAGGGAATCCGACGACTCGAACGCCTTGAGGTCGCCAACCAGCCTGCGAATCGAGTCCGCATCCGGGTCGTTGGAGACCATACGTTCCAGATAGAAGCGGTACCCGACTTCCTTCGCCATGCCGGCGAGGGTCGTGTTTTCTTCTTCGAGGGTCTTCAGGCGGAGGTCGCGTTCGGCAACCTGCTTCTGGAGGTCACGGATCTCCGCGTCCTTCCCGGCCACGACCTGCGCCGCGTCTTCGGGGAGCAGGTAGGGACGGAGGACGTTACGCAGCGCGTCCAGCACGGACTTCGCCTTGCCGATCTCCGGGTCGTCCATCAGTTCCTTGCGGACTTCATCGCGCAGGCTGGACCGCATGGTGGAGAGGTTGCCGAGGATCTCCTTGGCAAACTCCTCACGAAGGTCGCCGCTGGGCGCCTTCTTGCCGGCCTTCTCCTGCTCGATGCGGCGCGCGAACTCGATGGCCTTCTCCTGCTCGTCGTCGACGTCGAACTCGACGCCCTCGAACAGGCCACGGCTCTCGGACACCTGCGGGTAGGCATCGACGTCGGCCGGATCGGCAACGAAGTCGAACGTCACCAGCTTGTAGTCCTCCTGCACGACGTCCTGACCGCTCTCGTTGGTCTTGACGCTGCCGAAGCCACGGCTGCTCACGCCCACCGGGACATTCGCCTTGAGGAGCGCGAGCAGATTCTTGCCCGCCTCCGTCGGCATGATCTCGGCCTCACCGACAACCAGACCGTCCTTGATGGAGAGGTCGGTGACGATGTGAGAGACGCGCGCCAGCTTGGTCTGACCGTCCGAAGGATGGTCGACCTCACCGAA